GCATTTTCCACCAGCTTCGCATTGTAGATGCCCGGATAGCGCTGGTCCCTTCCCCGGAAGGTCCAGCGGATTTCATTGTTGTCCTGTCCGGCAATCTCGATCTCGGAATCCGCGATCTCGATGGTCTCGATCTGCCCGACCATATAGATGCGGAAGGACCTCCCGGTCAGGTCATATGGCACCTTCGCCCCCCCGGCGGTAACCCGCTCGAAGGGCCAGGTGAAAAAGTAGTCGTTGCCTATGCGCTTGCGATGTTCCATATATCAATACAATTGTTTATCTTTGTCATGGTACTGCTCTCCATCGGAGGCGTCCCCCCGCCCTCCGCATTCCATTGGAGGCGATCGGCCAGGCCCTGCATTCCATCGGAGGCGGGGCCTCGCCCGTTTATCTGGGGTACAACTCGATGCCTAATTCCCAACTATCATTCTGCCCCGGATTGCAGTATATCCTTATCGGCACTATCTCCGTGTATATGTATCTCTTGACCTTGTGGTGGTTGGCATCTTCGACCTCCCTGGTCGTCTCCGCTACGGTTCCTGTTACGTTGGCGGCCCAGTCTGGATTCTCATACCGGAGCGCGACGCCGAACAGCCGCGAGTGCTTGGCCACGAAGGTCGCGGCAGACTGGCTGTGCTTCCCGCCGAATCCGAACTTCTTGGTCGATGGGGTGTAGGCCCGGAAGGTCGCCAGCGTCATCGCCTCCATCGCCTCCTCCGTCACCTCAGAGCCGCGTACGCATCTGTTGAGCACGACTTGCCGGATACTGTCCAGGGTTACGTCCTTCGCCCAGGTCAACGGGGCCGTGGTGGCGTACTTTCCCCGGACTTCGCCCCAGCCATCCGTGTATGTGGGCCCCCTCTTGGTGGAGGTCGCTCCCTTGCGTCCACGGCGCTTGCGGTATTGCATCAGCACACACTCGGCGGTAAGCCCGGAGAACTCCTGGAGGGGATGCTCGACCCGGAGGAAGGGAGCGATGGGCTGCTGCCCGGAACTCTCAATGAATCCCCGGTATATCCGCAGCCGAGGCGCGAAACGGCTCAACTCCTGCAACTCCTCGCTGATGCTTGCCTGCGTGAGGTAGCCCGCCTGCCGGTGGTCTCCCCAGCCGTAGGCGGTCACTCCCTTGGCGGTGTCAGCCGCCAGGGGGAGGGCGTAGCCCTGCGCATAACTGATGTTAATCGTCCCGGCCCCTGTCACCGGGGAGCCAGACGTCGAGAACCCCGCCGGAACGGATACGCCCACCGAGGTGACGGTTCCGGTGCCTCCGCCGCCTCCACCGCCGCCTCCGCTGCTCCCCCCGGAGCTGCTTCCGGTTCCGTTGACATTCCCGGACGCGCTGTTGGTCTCATAGACGGGCACGCCCGAATACTCCGGATTGCTGGCCTCGTCCCAGAGGCTGCCGTACCAGATGTATTCGTGCATCGACACCCCGTTGATCCGGTTGTGCAGGACGTCAAGCGCCCCGCCCTGGATGATATAGTAGTGGCTCTTGTACAGTATTTCGTGCGCGAAGCTCAAGGGGCTGGCCTTCGCCAGGCTACCCATCTGGCCCTCAAGCATACGCAACGAGACGTGGTAAAAGCACAGTATCTGCTTATGGATTTGCGCCGGGAGAGGGATGGCCGTGCCGGAACTGAATCCGTTGTAATAGACCGCATACCCATACGGGACCGGCTTCCCGTTGGCGTCGAAGGTCCAGAGGGCACTGGGGTAGTTCGCCGGGCTGACATAGGGGACCAGCGCCGACATCGCACCGACCTCCGGCCTGCGGAGGACCTTGACGTTGTAGTCGGCGGAATTAATGGTCGTCACCGTGTCCGACTTGAGGACGCTCTTGGCGTTGATTATGGACTTGATGCCGGTCAGCCTCACAAATGAGCCATAATCCGGGGCATCCTCGCCATAGTTCAGGAAATTGGCGAACCCTATGTCCAGCCAGCCTCCCAGGGCGGCGGTCGCGCTTATGTCCGACAGCGCCACCTCGAAGGCATAGCTCTCCGCGATGACCTCGGCGATGTCCGCGTCGAAGGTGCAGTCCTGCGTCTGCCATCCCGATCCCGTCCAGAAATAAACGGCGTGCGACAGCGGGTCAGTGTACTTGATGCACAGCACCGCCTTTGCCATATAGTCCTTGAGCCTGGCGACGGTGTACGGCCCGGAATCATTCTTCAACTCGACCGGGCGTGCGAACTCGCATCTTACGGTGATGTCCGTCGAGCAGGCCGGGATGCGGAAGTACGGCACGACCGTCCCCGCCGTTGTCTGGTCCGCCGGAAGGGCGATCCCCAGCTCCATGGCCTTCGCCCCATCCTCGGCCTCCAGCGTGGACTGTATGTTGCAGTCCGCCGGATTGAGGAAGCCGCCTCCGTTAAGCCAGCCGCCCTGCGTCTGTCCGAGCAGGGATACGTTCCGGCAACTCCGCCCGGTGAAGTTATCCCAGGACTGATTCCTGGGCTTGTACTGCCTCCCCTGGTAGGTGGTGTAAGTCACCCCATAGATCAGGTTCTGACGGAGGTCATAATCGACCTCGCCCTTGGCATCGAAGTTGACCGTCTCCTTGATCTCCCGGTAGGCCGGGTCATTGGACCTGTTCCCTCCGTAGAATTCGACCTCATGGGCGGCGGCGTGGGCCGTGCTCCTGGAAGTGTATCCCAGCAGGGGAAGGCCCCGGACCGGCTGGAGGACAAGGCCCCCTCCGACAAAGCGCAGGCAGTAGCCTATCGCCTCCAGCAGCGTCTCTATGACGGAGTACCAATTACTATCCTTGTACTTCGACACATTCACCCAACTGTTTATCAGCAGATTGCCTGCCGTATCCCGCAGGCTCCGGGCATCCCCGGCGGTATTATGCGTCACCGGGAGGGGGAAGCTGATCTTCGCAAGGGCAAGGTCGAGCAACCCGTCGGTCCCGTTGTATATCTGGCGCAATCCCGCATCGGCCGGGGCCGCGTCGAAGGTGAAGTCCTGGAGATGGCCTATATTATCCCTGGCCGTGATGGTGATTGCTCCCCGGTAGTCCAGGCTCTCCTGCCAGCTGTCCGGGGTGATGTATCCCTGCCATTCCAGCTCCAGGGTGTCCGTCCTCCAGCACCTGTACAGTTTGACAAGGTACTGCGTCGAGTCCGGGGTGAAGAACTCCTCCCAATTTCCGTACTTGTACCCTGCCGCCACCTCGTCCGGGGCATCAATGAGGGTTATCTGCAAGCTGGTCTTGATGATCGGTGCGGTTATGCTCTCCTGCCCGCCCTGGACATTGAGGACCAGGGCCTGGAGGCCGCCGATCTGCGTCAGGGTGAACGCAGAAGCGGACTTCTGGAGGATGTCCAGGCGGACGTCCTTCTTCCGGGAGTCCTTCCCGGTCCAGCGGTACTTGAGTTTGTATTGGGATTCGTCGATGTATGTTGCCATATCCTCACCTCCTACCTGTTCCAGGCATTTACTGTTTTCTGCCCGGCCAGCACGATGTCCGAACCGGATATGCGCCCCTCGACATGGATGGTCATTTCCGTTTCGATGTTTTGGGTGCTGGCGCTTCCCGCACTCCCTCCATACCCGGAGGTCGTGGTTGTCGATGTACCGCCCTTCGCCAGGGCCGACAGCCCGGACTTGGCTGCGGCTCCCACCGCTATGAGGGCCACGCCTGCGGCGATCGCCGCGTAGCCGTTGAGTGATTCCAGGGCCTTCTTGCAGGCTTCCACACCGATTCCTTCCGCCACAAGGATTTCACCCTGCTTGATGGCAAGGTCGGCCAGCGGCCCGATCAGGGACTGGAAGATGGCCCCGACGTTGATGTCCTGGACCCCCAGCAGCTGGTCGGTAATCTCCTGGCAACCGTCGGATATGCCGGACACGACCGCCGCGTTGAACTGCCGGGTCAATTCCTCGGCCTTGTCGAATTGGTCCTTGAGCGTCTTGTAGAAGTCCTTGATCTTGGGATCGACTTCCAGCAGGACGGGGTCAATCTCTACCGGTTCGATGTTCGCGAGTTCGTCCAGCCCCAGGTCCATTTCCTGGCTGACGATGTCGGTCAGGTTATTGACGTACTCCCGCCAAAGCGCCTCCGTGTCGATGTGGTATTTCTCCAGCAGGGCCTTCTCCTGGTCGTACTTCTCCGTCAGGAGCTGGACCTCATCCTTCGCCGCGTCCTCCGCCCTTTGGGCGATACGGGCGGCGGCATCCAGCTCCGGGTTGCCCTTGCTTGCTCCTCCTCCGGAGACCTTGCCAAGGGTTCCGAGCAGGGACGTTGCCCTGGTCTGGGCGTGGTACATTTCCTCGTCGACGTTGATGACCGCAACCTCCGCCCTGGCGAGGTTGGAAATCAGTTCGTCGTTGCCCTTGTCATACTTCTTGGTCAGTTCCCCTACGTCCTTGACCGTCTGAGAGGTGCTCGCCTCCAGGTCGGAAAGGGCCTTCTTCGTTGCGGCCACCTTTTCATTGGCTGCGACTATATCCTTGCCGGACCTGGCATTTGCCGCTCTGCCCTGCGCGGCGGCAAGCTGGCCTTCCAGCCGGGCGCGTTCCTCGAGGTAATCGCGGCCCGCTTTGATAATCTCCCTGTTCTTGTTGTATTCCTTGACCAGGAAATTTATCTGATCATCGTTCAGCTTGGTCTGCCCCCGGAGCTGCTTCTTCTGGTCATCCGCATCCTGCTGGGCGATGTCCTTCTTGAGCACGGCCAGCTCCTTTGTCTTCTTGATGATGTCCTGCGCCGCGTCCTTCCGCTCTTGATCCGACTTGGAGCTGTCTCGCATTATCAGCTGGAGGCGTGCAATCTCCTTCCGCGTCTCCGCCTCCTCATAGCTGTACGATATACGGCGCTCGAACAACTCATCGAGTGATTCGGCGGCCTCCTTCGCCAGCCGTACAGATTCGCGGATGTTGGCAAAGAGGTTGTCGAACCCCTCGCCGCTGGAAAGCTGTCGCACAAGGGTGCCGTAGGCGGCCTTCATCCCGGCCATTTCCACCCGCCACCGGTCTCCCCACTTCTGGGTCATCTGGATGGTGTCGGACGCGAACTTGACGACAGCAGCCCCGACTGCCAGCCAGGCGGCCTTGGCCGCGGTTGCCATCTTCTTGAGGCTATCGCCGAAGCCCTGCGTCTCCCGCTTGGCATCATTGATGCCCCGCGAGAATTCGTCCTTCTTGATTCCGAGCCTTACGAAAAGGTCACCTATCTTGCTCATTGTCCGTATCTGGTTGTGGGGCCTCCTTGCTGGCCTCCCATTCTTGCATTATCCGGTTGAGTTCCGCCTCCTGCTCCGGGGTTATCCGGTACTCCTCGACCTTGCGCTTGAGCTCCTCCTCGGTGCTCTCCTCCCAGGGGAACCGGCAGAAGGCCTGCGGTGTCTTCGGCTTGTTGAAGGCCTTGATGTTCGGCGACAGCAGCATTTCCTGCCACATCATCCACCGGGCTATCGTCCATCGCTCCTTCGCATCCTCATCCTTCCCCTGGAGCCTCAATAGATACTCCCTGTATCCAGTCAGGGCCGCCTGATGCTCCGAAAGGCCGCAACGGCCTACGAGGAACGCCTCAATAGCCGGCCAATCCAGGTACAGGCTTTTTTTTTGCCCGCAGAGGGGTCAGAAACGGCCTCTCCTGCGCTTTCGGCCTTCTCGCTGACTAACTCCTTGGCCGACTTCCCGGTCAGCGCAGAAACGGCAAAATCGAGGTCCCTCGCAAATGCCTTCGGGTTGGCGGCTGCGTATTCGTGGAAGTCACCCCTGGTATGGGGAAAATCCTCCAGCGTTCCGTGTCCGTCCAGCTCCCACGCATTGACTGCCGCGAGGTAGTAGATGTCAGCATACGCCTCTATAACCGTGTTCGGGTTGCCGGGGTCCACCTCCAGCGTCAGCCCCGTCTCATCACGGTAGCTGAAAAGGTGCGGAGTGAACAGTGTCGCCACCTCCACTCCGTCCTTCAAGCCAATCGTTCTCCGCAAGGTCCTCATATCTTAACTCAATGAAGGATAGTGGGTGACCTCTCCCGTTGCCGTGAGGCTGATGGAACGAGTCGCCACCGATCCGTTGTCGTTCGTGTCGGATACCGCTGTCACGATTGCGGTGAAAACGTCACCCTGGCTGGCGGTGCTGCCGTTCAGTACGCCGATAAAGACGCGGACCTTAGCCCCTTCGTGCAGGGCCTTGATCGCGTTGTACTGAGGGCCGTTTGCCGTATCATCCGTATAGACGGTGATCTCGGCGGTTGCCCCGCGTTTGCCGGTGATGAACTGCGCCCATACCGTGCTCTTGTCCGAGACCTCGATGGCCTCTGCGGTGCGGTTGAAATTGTTCGTCTGCTCTCCGGACAGCCAGGTCGTAGGCGTTCCGGAACTTCCGGGTGCTATGTATGCCCGGCGGGTGTTTCCAAGTACTGCCATAGCTCAAACGATATTAGGACAGGGTAGGGGTATGGGTGACTGCGCCGGTGGCGGTCAGGCTGATCGACCTGGTGGCCACGGAGCCGTTGTCGTTGGTGTCGCTGATCGCGGTGATGATCGCCTCGAACAGGTCGCCCTCGCTCGGTGCGGGGGTGTTTCCGGAGGTCAGGGTGCCGATGTACACCTTGACGGTCGCGCCGTTGTGCAGGGCGGCCAGGGCTGCCTTCTGCTCGGCGTTGGCGTCGTCGACATAGACGGTCACCTCGGCGGTTGCGCCCCTCTTGCCCGCGAGGAACTGCGCCCAGACGGTGCTCTTGTCACTGTATTCCAGGGCTTCGGAGGTCCTGTTGAAGGAGTTGGTCTGCTCACCTGTCAGCCAGGTGTAGGTGAGCGTTCCGGTGCCGGTTACGATGTACACGCGGCGGGTATTGCCAAGTACTGCCATATTCTATTGTGTTTAGTTGTTTTCCTGCTCCTGGGCCGGGGTTTCCGGCTGCGGCTCCGTGTCGGTCTTGGTCTTTTCCAGGAAAACGACCAACTCCTGGAGGAGCCTGTATATAATCTTGTTCGTGTCGCTGGTCTCCGAAAGGTCCTGCAACTGTACCGGGAGTATGCCGAGACAATCCCACCCTTCCAGCTCCAGCTCATTTTCGGTGAGCAACTTGAGGTTATCCTCGTTCATCGTCACCGCCTGGCCCAGGCTCTTGTTGCTGATGGACTCGACGGTGAAGTTGATCTGTCTGAGCGCCCCGTCCTTGTCGAGCCTCTCCTGTTCCTGGAAGGAGTGCACCTCCACGCGGGGGACCCTGGCGGTCGATCCGACGGTCACCCCCGTCCGCGTCAGCCTCGCCACGACCGCATCATAGAGGGTGCGGTATCCGCTGACCTGGTAGCGCGGGGATCTCCGGAACAGTCTGGACAGTATGCTCATTTCGTCTGCTTGTTGATGGCGTCCCGAAGGGCGTCCACGATCTTGTTTTTGTTCTTCTCTATCGCCGGCATGAAGAAGGGGTGCGGCTGTGTGCCTTCCTTCGCTATCTTCATTGCCAGCGCCCACCCAGCTGCTTTTGCGGCCTTGCGGTCGTGGAGCTGGTACTTCTTGTAAGCCCATTGGGCCAGTTCGTCCGGCGGGGGCATCCTTCCGGCGCGACGTCCGTATTCGACGTAGTAGGCGTAGCCTCCCTGCCTGTTCTGGGTGTCGAAGAATCCCGCATCAAGGGTTTCCTCGTCCACCTTCTGGACCTTCCCGCTCTGACGCAGCAGGCCGGTCACGACCGACCGGTTCTGCCGCAGGTTCATCTGCGCATCCGCTATGATTTCCAATGCCGCGTTCTGCAAGCCCGCCATCGCCGCCTTCCGGACATCCTTGTCGGCCTTGTCGAAGCCAGCCAGCACCCTGTCGAGGCCCTCGATCCGTATTGTACCATCATAGCCCGCCATCACGCCTCCGGATTATCCTGCTGGTACCATCCGCTGACCTTGATATAGCGCCCGCGATTGTCCACGTCCTCCGGCTGCGGGAAGTGAATCTTGTGCCCTCGCCAGGTGATTCCGTCGAAAGCCACGCAGGGTCTCCGGAACTCCAGGTCCACGCCTACTACGTCCGCCTGCTGGAAGGTGAGCATCGTCTTAGTCGCGGACATCTGCCGTACCTGGGCATAGACCTCCAGCACAGCGACCGGGTCGCTGACCTCCAAGTGGCTCATCGAATCTACGGTGGCCGTTGTCCGGGTCAGGGTTATCCGGTCGTTGAACCGGCGGGAGTTCTGCGGATTGCGTCTCATAGCCAGCCGTAGGTCTTGGCGAGGATCGCCGCCTGTACGGAAGCATCCTCCCCATCATAAATAGCGGTAGCGAGTTCCCAGCAGACCGGCATCAGCTTGTCCACCTCCGCCTCCATCACCTCGTTGGCATAGGTCACGGCGACGCTGGTCGCGCTGCCCTTGAAGATGATGCGGCCCCCGTCAAGGGAGTATTCGACCGCGTTTCCTTCCGGGTCAAGCGCCCCGGATACGGTCTTGCCTCCTTGGTACAAGGGGAGACTGTCTCCGTGCCGGACATCGTAGGCGGTGAGCCGGAGCGTGCAGGGGAGCATCCCCTTGTCGGTGTACTCCTGCACTTGGAGCATCGCCCTCTTGAGGATGGCCTGGAGCATCCCGTCCCTGGAGCAGTCCGGTACTGAGGAATATGCCTTGAACTGTTCCAGCTGGTCCGAGGTCGGCAGGTCTGCGCTGATAATGTGGATTTCGCTTTTCATTCCGGTTGCTTGCTATAAAGAGGGAAGGAGGGCCGGTTGCCCGACCCCCTTTTCCTCGAGGTGATTAGGCCGATGCTGCCTGGGTCTTGTAGACCTTGTCGACGTTGATTGCGCCCTTCGCGGTGGTGACGCTGGCGACATAGATGAGGCCCTTCTTGTTCGGAGTGCTGACCTTGGTCTGGGCAGCGCGGCGGAAGAACACATCGTATGCGTCATAGACACCGTTGCGGATGAACTCAAGTTCGTATCCGTGTCCGGCGAAGATCTCGACGCAGGTGGTGTCGGCGACGAAAGCCTCACCAGCGGACAGTCTGCCGGTCGGGTAGATCCTCAAGCCGCCGAGCTGGCTGCGTGCCTGGTCGAAGATGTAATTGCCGGCGGCATCCTTGATGCCACGGAGGCTTGCATAGTCGGCCCAGGTAACGAATGCGACGTTGGCATTGTAGCCTTCCTTCGCAATCTGCGCTGCGGCGTCGAACAGGACGTCTGCGATGGTGGCATCCTGGTAGGTTCCGAGTGCGGAGAAGGCAGTGGCCTGGCTCTTGAGGCCGTAGATCTTGTCCGGGCTGGTGCCGGTACCGGAGTCTGCTCCGAGGCCGGACCAGATCTCCTGGTCGAGTTTGTTCAGGATCATCCTGACACCCTCGTTGACGCAGTAGTTGTACAGCTGCTCGAACCAGTCCTCGAACTCGGTGCTGATGCGCATCGTGTGCGCGATCTTACCGAACCTGCGGGTCTTTTCGGCGAAGGACACGTCAGACTTCTTGGTGTTGGCTGCGAGCTCAGCCACATAGTCGGCTCCGTTCTGGGCGGTTGCCTCGATCCATCCGAGCTTGTTCGCGGTCCTCGGGCGGATGCCGAAGGCGACGATGAATGCGTTGGCCACGGGTGCGGCTGCGTGGATGGTAGGGTCGACTGCTACCGAGAGGAAGTTGTTCGGGTTGACAAGGCCGGTGCCGATGTCAGAGACATTCTTCATCTCGATGTCAATCGAGAAGTTATTCTTCTGGGCGTCGAAGTTCTCCTTGATCACGTCCTTCTTTTCCTCAAGGGCGGCGCGGAAGGCGCTCTTGAAGTCGGTTATTACCCTCTCCTTGCCGAGTTTCTCGATTTCGGCCTTGAGGGACTTGACGGATTTGTCAAGGTTCTCGATTTCTTTCTCCTTGGCCTCGGTGTCGCTCTTGGCCTCGGTCAGTTTGTCCTGGAGGGACTTGATTTCGGCGGTCACCTTCTCGGTGGCGGCCTTCTCGATGCTTTCCTGCATCTCCTTGATCTCTTCTGGAGTCATAGATGGGGTTTGATTAATGGTTTGTTTTGATTCCTGGTTGTGCTCCGGGTCAGCCTTGGCGCTGATCAGGATTGCCGCCGGGTTGGCGGCAGTAGTAACGGGGCTGACCTCCACGACGGTGATGTCCTCGAGGATGCGGATGTCATAATCGTAGCCTTCCTTGTGCTCAAAATGGTACTTGTTCGCACGGTAGCCGATACTGAACTCCTTCACCGCCCCGTTTTTAAGGAGGATGGCGGCATCGTTGCCGGCGGAGGTGGGGAGGACGTCCGCCTCGATCCACATTCCGTAGTCGTCGACTCCTTTGTCGGTGATCTTGCCGATGACGGTGGCGCGGTCGTGCTGCCAGCAGAGGGCCATACGGTCCGCATCCGGGCCGGCAAGGAACCCGTCGCAGGCTCCCGGCATAATGATGTCACCCCAGCTGTCAATGTTACCGAAGGCGAGCGCGTAGGCTTTGATATGGAGGATTCCACCCTCGCCCTCGCCCTTCACCTCGACTTTGGCAGCCGCAGTTTTGGTTTGGATTTCCCCTCCTGGAGGGGTTGCTTTGAACTCTAATCGTTTCATTGTCGCAAGGTTCTGCGACAAAAATAACGAAGCATCGGTGTAATAATCACACCGATACTATCCACGTTTTAGGTATGAGGCTATTTCGGGCGGCGGATGCAGCAGCAGGCGCAGTTGATTATTTCGCCGGCATCGGCACCCATCGACGGGTCGTGTGGGTACATCATCATACCCCCCGGGAGGCTGAATGGCTCATCCTCATCAACGGTCACACCGTCCATCAGTTCGTGACTTGCGCGGGTGTTTCCCAGCCCGCTGATGCACCACTGTTTCGTGTAGGCTACGTCCAGGGTCTTGGCCGCAAGGTCCCCGGCCTCCGCCATCCCGATCATAGATTCCGTCTGGGCGATCCGGCGGCACTGCCACTTCTCCAGGCCCCCGGTGTACTTGCCATATATCTGCTTCGTGAGTTTCTCGATCCCGATCGTGGGGTCTTTCTCCAGCTCATTCCTGACCAACCCCACCAGGCTGTCCTTCCACGTCCCGGTCACGGAGACGATCTCGTTTCCGGCCCTGGCTGTCGCATATTTCCGCAGGGTGGCCAGCCATACGTCCTCCTCCCCGGCGGCCTTCGCCTGGCGGAGTGTCCGGGCTACGGACTGGGCCTGCGGCACCCCGGCTGTGGTCCACAGGCCGGTCCACCATTCCGTGAGGTACGATGCCTCGGTGAGGCTCCCCTCCAGGAGGTTCGGGAGGTCGTCCGGGGAGGCCAGGTCCCGGGCAAGGCCCAGCACCCGGCGCAGTTCCTTCCGCCTTGCCTTGATGAGCCGGCCTTCATAGACAACACCCACCTTGAGCGTCTTCCGGCGCAGGTAGTCCTGGTGTCGCCTCTCGGCGGTGCTTATGGGTTTCTTGACTGGCATCAGGCTCCCGGTTCAAGGCTCTCGCCCTCGTTGATGTCGAAGGCCTCGTTTCCGAACATCGTGCCCATAGGAATCATCGGCTGGTCAGCCCATTCCTCCGGGCGTGGCTCATAGCCGTATGCCTCGCGCATCTCGTTCAGGGTGGCGTGCATCTTGGCGAGATTGTCCAGCACGTCGGAAGGATCGTCCTTGAGCACGTCGATGCGGTCCGTGTTCACACGGATAGTGTACTTGTCTGCCACTCCGAGGAAATTCAGAAGGTCGGCACCGAACTCGTTGGCGAGCGGGATGGCGTTGGTCTCATAGAGGGATTTCTTGGCTTCCTTGGCATTCTCGTACTTTGCCTGGCCATAGTACAGATCCACCGGGAGGTCATAGATGAAACACAGGGCATTGATGGCTTCCTTGTGGCTGGAGAGGATTCCCAGGTCGACGGTGTTGCTGCCGAGTTCATGCAGTTCGATGGCGGTACGCAGGGCCTTGATCTGCCCCTTCACTTCCTCACCGTTCAGCTCCCGGGTCAGGTCATCGGCGCTCTTTGGAAGGACTCCGAGGTTGTCCGGCTTCGGAGTGATGATTGCGGAAGGGCCTCCGTTCTTCAGGGTCTGGTCCTGGCGGCGCATTCCCCGGTCGATGATGGACAGGTACAGGGCCGCGACCTCAAGAGGGGAGGTTCCGAAGATGCTGGTGTCATCGAGGTTGTAGTTGAAACTCTGGAAGTAGTCCTCCGGCCTGATAATCTTCTTGTCCTTGCCACCGCCTTTGACGACGATTCCCTCGAATGGGTGGTCATATCCGCCCCTCTTACCCTCGACCCGGTGGCCCGGTATGACGTACAGCTCTGCGTGCTTCCCGAGGTCCTTGCCGATGGCCTTCGGCGAGTAGACGAAGCAGTCACCGTAGGCCAGGTAGTTCGTGGCCCAGGCCCTTCCGAAGCGCACGATGTTGTACCTGTCATTCGGTCTGGACAGCAGTTTCATTATCGGGTGGTTCTCCAGGTATTCGCCGGTCTTGATGTCCTGGAGCTCGAGGTACGGGAAGATGTCTCCCACCGCCTTGGCGATCTTGTTGATGATGCCGTAAGCCGGGGCGCAGCCCTCATAGCAGCGCTGGATGTTGACCCGGCTCACGTCGAGGTAGTTGTCCCTGACGGAGAAACCCTGGAGCAGGGTGTCGATGGATCTGAAATACTCATTGAAGTCGCCGATGTTCTCATAGTAGCCCTTCACCTGGGTCTCGAGGTCGGCTATCTTG